GGTGGAGAGGACGTTGTTGCCGGAGCCCGTCGAGGACGTCACGCCTGTGCCGCCGTTAGCAACAGGGAGCGTGCCGGATACACCCGTAGTGAGCGGGAGGCCGGTGGCGTTAGTCAGCGTAGCAAACGACGGCACACCGATGTTGGGAGTAGTGAGCACCGGAGAGGTGGAGAGGACGGTATTGCCGGAGCCGGTAGACGACGTAACTCCCGTGCCGCCGCTAGCAACAGCCAGAGTACCCCCAAGCGTAAGCGTACCAGCAGTCGTAATAGGGCCGCCCGTCAGAGTGAGGCCCGTAGAACCGCCCGAGCCGCTAACACTCGTAACCGAGCCGCCGGAACCCGTAGCTGAAATCGTAATAGACCCCGCACCGCCTGTGATGGCGACGCCCGAGCCCGCCGTAAGCGTGGCTTTAGTGAGCGTGTTGCCCGTCGTGTTACCGATAAGCAGCTGGCCGTTAGTGTAAGTTGTCTGCCCCGTGCCGCCACTGGCCACCGCGAGCGCCGAGCCGAGGGTAAGGGACGTAAGGTGAGTCACGACGTCGAGGACGTTCGTGCCGTTGTTGAAGACCCACATGGTCTTGCCCGCCGGGACGGCGATGCCGGTGCCCGAGGCGTTTTTGACCGTAATAGCGTCGGCGCAGCCGTTGTTGACGAGGTAGAGTTTCTCGATAGCCGGGACAATCAAGTCCCTAGCGCCCCCCGTCGTGCCCGTCAGGTTCAGGCGCAGATGTCGAGCCGTCTGGCTGGTGTTTACGTTGGTCAACGTAAGGGTAACGTTCCCACTGGCAAACGTCACGTCTGCCGTCCCGGTAATGGCTTCTTCCAAAGCCGTACCGAGGTTTACGTTGGTCGTAGCCCCCCAAGTCGAGAGGTTTTCGCCAGTCGCCATCAACTGGATTTTGAGGGGGCTGTACGTACTGGCCATAACGCGTCCTTACGGCAAATGAGTCGTGTTGAGGCTACTTACCATCTTTACCCTGCTTGGGCCACGCTTCTACTGTATTGCGGTGCTTACTCGCGCAGTCGCCGTACTTGGCGACAGTGTCTTGTTCCCACAGCCCGCGCTCAGGGTCCAGCAGGGGGTCAGGGGGTGTGTTCAGCGGCGGGCACGGAGCTGCCAGATTGGGTGCCAGTCGCGGCACTGTTGGCGTCCAGAACGCTTTGTGTGAGCACGCGCCCAAGCTCAGGGGGAGCAGCACAGTCAGGACTAACGGCAGGCGCATCGCGGAAAATCTCCCTGATCGTGTTGTGTCGTTCGGTGTTAACTACGCTGGCCCTATCCCGCTCCGCCTCGTAGAGGGCGGACTTCGTGTCGATAACGGCCTGCAGCTTGAGGCGCTCTTCAGCCGCCTTGGCGATCTGCTTGGCTGCGTCTGCTTTGCACTGCATGTCGCGGAGCTTGTACCCGGCCCCCGCTGAGAGCACCGCCCCGGCGAGAACAATGTAGATCAGGTAGGGGCGGAGGAAGTTAAGCATGGCTACCCGAGCTCAAAATGAGGGCTATCGCTTTCTCCGCGCTCGCGCGGTACGCCATCGTCGTCCCAGTCAGCGCCCCAACGGATGTTGATCCCAAGCTCTTTTTCCGCCGCGAACATCGCCTTGGCGATAGCGGTGAACTTCGACGGCGTATTCCAGTCCACAGGGTAGGGGCACAGGTCTACTGCACGCCCGTAACCCGTCACCGGGTCTTTGAAGTGGTTGCTTTTCAGGGTCCACGTTACGATGCTGCCCGGCTTGGTCCGCCCCTGAGCATAGAGCTCAGCCTGCCGCGCGGGCGTGCGGACGCCTTCCAAGACGAGAAAGTCCTGTGTGGTAAGCTCGATAGCGCGCTTGACGACTCTCACCATCCTCGGGTCTACCCCAGACAGGCGCTCTAGGCTCTTGGGCCCCAACTCAAAACTCATCGGTCAATCTCCGTAGGTTTCGTTTCGGTAGTCGTTTGCGTCACTGTCCCAGACGGCGTCTCGACCTTGACCTTTTCAGACCTGCCGCTCTTCCATGCAGCCGCGAGCCGAGCCCAGTCCAGAACTGAAGCCCCGCCGAGATAGAAGCCCGCCAGCACGATGTTGTTGGCGATAAGGGCCAGACACACCCACTTCAGCGAGACAGGGTCGCTAAGCCGCCACAGACCAACGCCAACCAGCACGAGGTTCGCTGTCGTCGCCGCGAAGGTATAGGACCGCCGCCAGAGCCACCCCCTCTCCGCAGGTGTATCGTCTTCCCCAACCATCTACGCGATCCGGATAATGGCATCGTCCGCCGTGTTTGTAGGGAAGGTAATCGTCAGGTCAGCGTTAGTCTTTATCTTGTCAGCACCAAAGTCCAGCACGCAGACCGCAGGGTTAACCAGCACGGTGTTGTTGGCGTCCGTAGCCGAAGGCGTTGTGTTGTAGATAAGCGCTCCGCGCGTCACGACGGTGACGTTGGCGAAAACTGCAGGTGAAAAAGACGTAAAACCCACACCCGAAGTCGTCGAAGTATTGCTGGTTGTTACCCCAAGGTTGGTAAGAGTAATACCGCCAGCGGTATAGTTAGCACCTGTGACTTCGCCTGTAGTGGTATATGCAGTCGTGTTGGCGTTGAGATCAGCAGTAGAGTCGTAGAGCGCGATCTTAAAGGTATCGCCCCCCGTTGCCCGGAAGTCGTGGACCCCGAGCAGTGCTTCTGCTTTGAAACTGGAAACGAGACCTTGAAACAACGCCATTATCTCACCGGATACCTAACCTGCTGCGTGCGATAGACGTCCTGCCTATTCATACCTTCAGCGAACTGCTTCAGCTCGTCCAGACCTTCGCTGTAGAGCTTTTCGTACTGAGCAACGACGTCGGCTTCGCCCTTCATGAAGGTATAGCCCTCTACCAGAGCGGCGTAGAGCAGGACATTCGGGAAAGTATCGCCGATCCAAGACGTACCTGCCGTCGTGATCGACTCAGGGTAATAATAGTAGTTCAGCGACAGCGTGTAGGTGGCGTCCGGCGTAGGGCCGAGGAGAAAAGTATCGTTGTCTTGCAAGGCGTAATACAGCGGCGTCCCGGTGGACAGCACGGCTGGAAAAGCCTCCCGGATGTACTCAACGTCTTTGTTGAGCAGGAAGTTGTAGGCGAGGGTCACGGGTGTGATCAGGGCGACGGAGTAGCTCGCCAACCAGTCCGCAGGTGTCGCTACCGTAGAGGTGTTAGCCACAGTTGCGACGGTCCCCGTCTTGCGGGACACCGGGAGCTGGACAGCATTCTGGATGCGTAACTCTGCGTTCCTGAAGAACAGCGCGATCTGCTCCGCCGACGTCATGGGGGTATCGCCAACGGACTCCGGGAAGTCGTTCTCTAGCGTCGCCTGAAGTGCGCTGGAAAGTTCCGCGTATGTGGACACGAGTCCTTAACCCATCTTGGTGCTGGAGCTGTTACCGCGCTGGGTGTTCTTGGTCCCACGGGTGCGCAGCGTCTGGGTGTTGGCGGTCTTGTTGGGGTAGCCCGAGGTGTTAGGCACCGGGACCGACTTGACCTTGTTTTCGTTCTTGACCACGGGGTTTCTCCTTTACGAGACAGTTACCGTCCCGACCGCACCTACTGCAACCAGTGTATTCGTAAGACCGGACAAATCCAAGGGGTCGTTAAGACCTACCGGGGCCCACCCCCACTGTATCACTCTACTGCCTTCACCGGGAGTCCCATAGTCCGTCGTAGTAAGCTGCAGCCCACCAAGCCCTGATTGCCAGAAAGTATTGTCCGGACGGGGGTTACGCAGGGCTTGAGGGTCGTTGATCGGGTACATACCGATCTGCAACTGTGGCTGGTCGGGTGTCCAGCAGCCGGGACAAACAAGGATGTTCGTAGGCTTGGTCTTGATCGTAAGCGCCTTAAGCGCCTTTAGCGGGTAACGGAAACCGCAGTAATCGCAGAAGCCGAAGGCCCGCTTACCGAAGGCAAATTTACTGGGCATCGCGCGCCCCTAGTAACTGATACGCGGAGATATGCGCAGTGGGGCCTTCTCGCGGTCTTCGTCCGCCGCCAGCTGGAACTGCTCTTCGTACATGGCCTTCAGCATCTCCACGCGGGGGAGGGCATCGGGGATTTTTAGTGCAAGGTGGTAGGCCAGCCCCGCCACCAGCGCGGGGAGGAACCGGAAGGGGATATCTTGAGTCGTAGCGCCGTTGCCGCCGTCCTGAATGCGGCGCAGCCGCCAGTAGACAAAGGTGTAGTAGTTGCTCTGATCCGGCGCAGGCCACACATTGATCGTGGGGTACACGACACCAGACGGGTCCGTAGCGCCCGACAACCTGTTGATCCAGACTTGGATAGGTCGGCCTTGGGTGTTCTTGTTCGGGATCGTGGAGTAGGTGTCGAGGCTGATCCGCGAGATATTGATATCAGTCTGGTTAGCGCCGGTCTGGGTCCGGATCACTTGGTCAACAAGGTCCACAGTATCGACGGGAAGATTATAAGTAATCGTACCCTGAGTAAGCGGGATGGAGCCTTCCTGTACTGTCCACATGTTATAACCCCGGTTCGCCCACGAAGCAAACATCAGGTTAAGACTACGGCGTGCCGTACGAAGATCGTAACCGCTGCGGACCTCGGCCCCGCAAAGCTCAAAACTTTCTTCGATCAGGTCGAGAATACTTAGGTTGAAAGTGCTGGTGCCGGAAGTGGTCATGACGTACGCCCTTTAAGCGCTAAGCCGATCCTGATAAGCTCGTCAGCAGTAGCGTCGCTCTTCAAGCGGTTGGCTCTGTTACTTACGACCCAGACATTACCCGGAATGTAGCCTTTGTTCGAGTCTATTCTGTCTATCGACGGACGGTGAGCTAAGTTGGGGTCTGTTAGGGATAGCGTGATACCGAGCAAGGGGCATACCTCGGGGATATGCAGGTCGTCTGCGGTGATGCTGAACTCTCGTCCGTAGGTAGCGGCCCGGTTGCGGGCCCGGAGCAGCATGTACTCTAGCGGCCTGTGCACTCGACGCCGTTGCCGCGAACCGCTCTTCTTCGCTGCTGCGTTAGCCTTGGCCCTTCTGGTCGCCGACTCTTCCGGGGTCTCCAGAGCTATCTTGGGCTTTGTCTTGGTGTAGTAGTACTTCCGCGCACGGGCCAGAGCCCGCTCTCGGTTCGCTTTGTAGTACTCTCTGAGCTGGGCACGCCGTAAATCTGAGACGGGTGCCATGGGGTCACACCCTAGCTGTCTTTTTAGCTATGGCTGCAGGCTGCTTCACGAACTGTTTGCCCGCCTTGGTGCCTTCGCGTTTCGCCTTACTTGTGGCGCTGTACTCCGCAGGTGTCAGGGCTTGCCGCGCTGCTTTCGGTAGATAGCGCTCACCCGTGGCTTTAGGTCCCTGTATGGACGGCTTACCTGACTTAGTTCCCCAGTCCTCGTCGGTCCACTTCGACAGAGACTTCTGCGGCGCGCGTAAGTTTTTAGCCACTTTCCTCATCCCCGTAGCTACCGTTTAGCTCTAAGTACTCTAGCGCGCGGCGAAGCGTTACGGGGCTGTCTTTGAACATCCCTAACGCGCGGTTACACTGACGACACAGAACCCCTCTGAACTCACCTGTAGCGTGGTTGTGGTCGATAGCGCTGCCCATAAGCGTCAGTTGTACGCCACATATCGCACACGAGCACTTTTGCCGTTCAAAGGCGTCTACCAGTTGTTCTGGCGCTATGCCGTATCTAGCGCAACGCTTAGAGAGTGTCCAACCGTCTCGACCCCTGTATTCACGAACCCGGTCGGGGTTGGCGGCGGTCCAGTCCCTGTGTTCTTTATACAGGCAAGTGTTACACCGGCTTTTTATAAGGTGTGCTTGAGCACCGCCTCTAGACCGAAACGATCCCAGAGGTTTTTCTTCTGCGCAAACGGTACACACTTTAGTCGCGGTACCCACCACCGTTGTCCTTGTACTGTTTAGCCAGCATCTGGCTCTTGCGAGCCGACCATTGGCCCGGGTTGCCACCTTTGCCGCCAGCTTTTATCTGGTTAAAAAGACGTTTACGCATAGCGGGCTTAGTGTAGTTGCCTGCCGCGTTTACCGTGGATTTGTTCTCCGTGCGCGCCATCTACTTAAACGTCTTCAGCGTCTGCGCCAGTCTGGCGCGTTGCCCGAGTTTACCCGGGGCCTTGGCAGCGGCAGCCAGTTTCTTGGCAGGGATGGGTTTTCCCGGCTTGGCTCCGAGCTGCTCGCGCAAGGCCCCGGGCTTCTTCACAGCACCTTTGATCCAGTCGCCCTTGGCGTACATCGTGACGTCCTCGGGCTTATCTTTGCGCCGGGTCATCTTACCCTTGGGCATCTTGGACGGGCGGATATCACCCATACCCCGACTGGATCGCATCTTGTTACTCCTCGGTCTCGTCTTCGATCCAGTAGTCAGCCAGCAGCACCCGCGCCGTCGCCTCGTCGGGGAACTTCAGCCACCCGGTTGAGCCGCCCGCGAAGATCCGCACCGGGTTTTCAGGCGTCACCGCGTAGAACGCCAGCTCCTCAGTCACGAGCCAGGGAGCGACGTTGACGTGATAGCCTTCTATGGTCCCGGTGACAGGGCGGACGCCATCAGCGTCGGGCTCGCCGTAGGTGTAGACGGTTATCGGTCCGTCGATCAGGCTCTGGTTCCAGCTCATGTCGTGAGGCTTTGCAGTTGGGCATCCGGGAGGGCGCGGTTGTAAATGCGGATGCGGGAGATGGTGCCGTTGACGGGGCTTCCCGCCGCGTTGGCCCCACCAATCACAAGGCGCGTCGGATTGGTCGGATTGGTCGCCGACGTGTCCGCCGTGCCAAGCGTGCCGCCTCGCGCCGTTTGCAGGTCGTCTGTAGCGATACGAGCCGCGCCCTTGTATGCGGTGCCCGCGACTGTAGCGCCCGCCACGGTGGACGATCCAGAGCCCGACGTGATGCCCGCCAGCAGGTCAGAAGCGTCAATCGAGACGTAGGACCGTTGAGCGTCCGACCCGGCGTCCACTTGCGCGACAATCTGTGCGGCGCCCGCGTCCCAGTTTCGGGTGAAATCGGCTGTCATGGTCAACGGATAGGAAGCGGCAAGCCCCGTGACTGCCGCAACATCCGCCGCCCGCGTTACCGCCGCTGTTGTGGTTGGGATGGGGGAGGATGCTCCGACGGCGGCCTCTAACTGGATTTGCCAGATGTACGCGCCCTTGGTAATGTCGCCAACGTAGGCTGACACCAGCCCGACCGTCGTGAACGTGTTGCCCGTCGGAGCCGTCGCCAGCCCCACGCAGAAGCTTGACGAGCCAGTTACCACACCAGTGACAACGCAGCGATACCAGCCGTTGCCGACGCTCTGGATCGAGCTGGCCGAGATCGTGCCGGACGTGCTTCCTACAGAGGTTTGGCTAACCGACACCGCCGACAGGTCAAAGACCGCCGTAAAGTAATTATTCGGCGAGGCTTGGACGTTCAGCCAAACAGCAGAGCGCCCGTTGGCCTTGATAAACAGCGAGTAAGTGTAAGTTGTCGCTGAAACGCCGTTGACGCTGGTATGATAGGCCCAATGCGAGGCGTTTGCCGCGTTCTCCATTAACGACGTGGCGTTAACCGTGCCGTCTGGCGATGTCGCAGCGGCTGCGGTCAAAGCCGAATTACTGACCGTTAAAGCCGTCGTAAGATTTTGACTTTGCGTCAGCAGATTAGTCCGCGCTTCCTCCACGAGGATGCCCTGAGAGGCCAGCGTTACCGGGTCGTAGACGAGGCGAGGGCCGTAGTATGCCGCC